TATCAACAGCATCTGCCGTGGCGAATTCAAATGGAGGGTAAACAATGCTTAATATGCCGCACGATTACGCAATCGACAACTTCGTACTTACTATCAAGGGGCAGGGTATAGACCAAGCTCTTTACATGACTATCAACTCAGAAGATCTAGCCGACTCAACTTGGCACTGCATATTCAATGACATCGATCACAAACTTAAGGAGCGCAACAATGACAACTAAAACCGATACACCTACACCTGCAGAAAAACTATTGTTTGACTGGTACTGGAATCGCTTAGATCCCAATTCATTCAAAGGTAAATTAGCTGCAGCTATCCTGCATGCTGACACTGGTAACCGTCGGTTACTTGCTAAAGGCTTTCCCGATGAGGTTGCTGCCTTCAATAACTACAACCACACCGCTGATTACTGGAGTTCAGTTAACAAACGTGTTGGTTCTTTTTATGGTCTCAATTGATACGATACAGGAGTAATTACTATGCAGGATTTAATAATACGTAATCAAACTATCACTAACAAAGCTATGGCGGAGTCTATCTGCCATACTTTATCCAAGCCCGGCAAAATGCCTGGGCATGGCTATTCGATACCCGCATCCAAATGCAAAACAGGTAGCAAGCTTGCCAAAATACCTGGTACACCTTGTTACAACTGTTACGGTATGAAAGGTCGTTACCGTTTCAAGAATGTGCAAACAGCACTTATGAAACGTTATCTGTCTCTCGACCATCCACAGTGGGTCAGTGCTATGACTTATCTCATAGCCAAGACCAAAGACACACACTTCCGTTGGCACGATGTTGGTGACATTCAAGATCTCAATCATCTTGACAACATCTGCCAAGTTGCACGCAACTTACCTGACGTGCAGTTCTGGCTACCAACCGAAGAACGTATTCTTGTTAAGCAATATCAACAATCATCTATTATCCCAGATAACCTAACTATCAGAATTTCGTCTGGTAAAATAGACGTATGCTTAACAAACACCAACTACAACACATCAAGTGTTGTTACCACACCTCTCAATGCTGCAGGCCACTTATGTCCTGCGCCAAAACAAGGCAACCAGTGCGGCACTTGCCGTGCCTGCTGGGATAAGGAGGTAGCGAATGTCAGCTACCTCGAGCATTGATTGGCAGCTAGTTATAGTTTGTATATATCTCGTAGTTTTTCTACTCAATATACTATGGGAAAACATACGTAAAAAATAACTAGCGTTTACGGGCAGGTTTTCGTTTCTCCTCTATTTCCCTGCCCGTATTTTTTCATATGCCCAACGCAGGCCACGATCCAGGGGGAGGTTACTATCATGGTGTAGGCGGAAGTTTTCGAAAATGAACATAAATCTTATGTGTATTTCTTATAAACACATAACAAATTGCGATAAATACATGCCCACATTTAATTGCATTTCTAAAATAGTTACTTTATCGTAGCAATTAGAGGAGAGAGAGTAAATTACAGTGTCGGAGGAGCTATGAGATGTTGTAATATAGAGTTAGTCGTTCAGAAAAATAGCACTGGGTCGACTTGTTTCATTGAACGAGTCTTAAGAGATAATTACGTAGACACGTACATTCATCTATTTAGACTTCTTATCGTAATTTCTAGAAATCATGCTCAAAAATAAATTGTTTGACGCTTTGGATTATTTGCGATCTTTTGACGCAGAAATGCCAATTCAAACCATCATGACTTTACTCCTGATTTACAAGCACCAGGACGACGAGAGAGGCATCTCTATTAAGGATATAGCAGACCAGTTGAATATATCTGGAGCAGCCGCATCACGAAATGTCTCAAAGCTTACAAAAGCTGGGGTAAAATCTATGGGTGGCTTAAATTTAGTCACAACTAAAGAGGATCCGATGTATCGGGTTCGTAAGACAATCAGACTGACCCAAAAGGGGGAAAGCGTAATGCGAAAAATACAGGAGATGTTATGAGTGTAAAACCAAGAGGTGCTGGCTTCGAAGCCTATGTCACCGATTCTAAAACTGGCAAACGCCGTCGTAAGACATTGCCAACCTATGCTGAAGCTGTTCAGTGGGAAGCTGAGACTAAATTAGCTCTTGCTGCAGGCTCAGATCTGCCACGTAAACCAAGCGTTAACTCGTGGACATTTGAGACAGCTTTACAGAAAACCTATGACGCTGAGTGGCGTGGTACCAAAGCTGAAGATTCAGCCATGAAGAATGCAAACATGGTCATGAATTTTTTTGGTAAAGATTGTTCCTTATCCGTAATTAATACGGAAAGAGTGCAAGATCTTGTGAACCACCTGCGTAACGAAGTAGGGAATTCAAACGGCACCATTAATCGTAAATTGGCTGCTTTATCTAAGATTCTTAAATATGCCTGGAAGTGTGAGCGTTTAGACAAGCTCCCATACATTCCACGTCAGAAAGAATCTGTCACCAAAGAGCGTTTTCTCAGTCTGCCTGAGGAAGAAGCTATTGTGAAAACACTGCGACAGCTCGATAGGGATGATATTGCTGACCTCGTTATCTTCCAATTAGATACTGGGGCTCGTATAGGTGAAACACTCAAGCTCACTGGAGATGCTTGTACACCTAAGCAAGTCACTTTTTACGATACAAAGAACCATAAGGATCACGTTGTTCCTTTAACGCCACGTGTATCTCAGATTATCTCTAAAAGGTTGGAGGTATTCGGAGACGGCAAGATCTTTCCAGGACTTACTTATGAAAAGATCCGCTATGAGTTTGTACGTGCTCTGCAAATCAATCAGATCGATGATCATGCAGTAACCATACATACTCTTAGACACACATTTGCATCACGATTGGTGCAGCGCGGAGTTTCGATCCAAACAGTGTCGAAGCTTATGAATCACAGCTCACTGCAAGTTACTATGAGATACGCGAAGCTCGCGCCTAGTAATTTGACTGACGCAATATCCGTTCTATCGAGCGGTAGCGTGACTGTGGCGTAATTGTGGCGTAAACTGTGGCGTATTCAGCGAGAGTGGTGGAATTGGTATACACACGAGACTTAAAATCTCGCGCCGTTTCAATGGCTTGCGGGTTCGAGTCCCGCCTCTCGCACCAAACAATGGGTCTTAAAATCCCATTGCAATGGATACGCCACAGTATCAACTCCCCTAAAGTATTGAATTTAGCCTTATTTCATAAGACTTTGAAGCGGATGTCCGTTTATTCGTATTTTAAGGGATTCTTTTAAATTGCCCTTTGTGGCGTAAATTGTGGCGTAAATATGAATTTAGTAGAGGAACAACGTAAGTTAGAAAAGGAAATGAAGGACACTTCGGTGTCTCGTTATTACAAGGAAGTGGGAGTAGCTCAGGAGCGTAAGCAGGAGAGCACAACCCTCTATGGCATCAACCTGATGAAGCATTCAGTCAATGCACTGAGTGACGGAATCATCGACTATTTGCAGCATGCCTTCGCTGGGAGAGCGGGGAAAATCCAAACAGCTGCAACTATTCTCAACTCAGTAGATCCTGAGAAAGTTTCATACCTAACCCTGAAGATGGTGGTGGACGGGGTTTCCAAAAGATTACCACTCACGAATGTCGCAATGACAATCGCAAATGCCGTCGAAGATGAGTTCAAATTTGGTCTCTTCGAGGACAAAGAAAAGCACTGGTTCAAGACCATCGTCAATGAGGTCACCAAGAGAACCTCCAACAGACACTACAGACGATACGCTCTGATCCATACGATGAATCGTAAGGCTCTGATTGACTATGTCCCATGGTCTCATCAGGAGAAAATGCATCTTGGCTGCAAGCTCATCGATATCCTGGTTCAGACCACTGGAATCGTCCAGGTTAAAACTCACGCCTATGGTCGGAAGAAACGTAAGACTTTCATCATAGCTACTGAGAAGACCATTGATTGGATCCAGAAGGTTAACAAGAGCGGCGAGTTACTATCACCTTTCTATCTGCCTTGTGTCATCCCACCAAAAGACTGGACTGAACCAACTGGTGGTGGATATCACCATGCGTTTGTGCGCCCCCTTCCTATGATCAAGACTTACAACCGTAAGTATCTAGAAGAGATGCGTAACCACGATATGCCTGAGGAGTATGCAGCTATCAATGCGCTGCAGAAGACTCGCTGGGCTGTAAACCACAGAGTCTTAGATGTCATGAGATCCTGCTGGGAGTCTGGTATGGATTGGAAGGGCATTCCACCAAAGGATGCTTTACCGATTCCTCCGAGCCCATTCCCAGGGATGGAGAAGTCTGAAATGGATGAAGCTCAGCAGAAAGCTCTCAAGCAGTGGAAATCAAAAGCTGCTCAGGTTCACCAAGCAAATACGCGAAATAGCTCAAAGAGAATCCAGTTCATTCGTACATTACAGATGGCTGAAAGATTTTCTCAATATGAAGCTTTCTATTACCCATATCAAAGTGACTTCAGAGGTCGTAAATACGTCACAGTGAGCTTTTTATCACCTCAGGGAACTGGGTATTCCAAAGCTCTATTAACGTTTGCTGATGGCAAACCTATTGAGTCTCCTGAAGCTCTTAAATGGCTCTGTATTCATGGTGCTAATTCATTTGGATATGACAAAACATCGTTGGATGCTCGTGAGCTATGGGTCTACAACAATGAAGAGCAGATCCTGGCCTCAGCTGGAGATCCTTTAAACCATACCTGGTGGCAAGAAGCTGATGAACCTTGGATGTTCTTAGCATTTTGTTTTGAGTATGCAGGATTCATGGAGGAGGGCATGGGCTACATGTCTTCTTTACCTATCGGTCTCGATGGATCTAACAATGGCTTGCAGCATTTCTCAGCTCAACTCAGAGATACAGTAGCTGGTAAAGCCACTAACTTATTACCAACCCCAGAACCACAAGATATTTATCAAGAGGTAGCTGACAAAGTGATTAGTAAATTAGAAGAGATGGCTAAGAAAGGGGATGTCCTAGCTCAGGAATGGCTGGACTTTGGAGTAACTAGAAAAACAACTAAACGACCTGTCATGGTTCTACCGTATGGCGGTCAAAAATATTCTTGTCGTCAATACATAGAAGACTATGTGGTCGAGAAGCTAGAAGGAGGCCATCCTAATCCTTGGCCTCGAGATTTATTTCCACCAACTCATTTCCTTACAACACTTGTTTGGGATGCGATTGGTGACACCGTAGTTTCCGCAAGGAATGCTATGAACTTTATCCAGGAAGTGGCGGCTAAGGTTTCTGAAGAAAACCTCCCACTGATCTGGACGTCGCCTTCAGGTTTTGTTGTTCAGCAGCAATACCCATCAATGAAAGAACGAAGAATAACAACATATATTGATAACACACTGATTAAGCCAACAGTGAATGAGCTTGATTTTACTAAGCTCGATAGACGCCGTGCTGTACAAGGCTCTAGCCCTAACTTCGTTCACAGCATGGATGCTGCTGCAATGACACTCACAATAAATAAATGTGTTGCTGAAGGTATTACTGATTTTGCAATGATTCACGATAGCTACGGCGTACATGCTGCAGACACTGAATTCCTTGCAGAGAAAATTCGTGAAGCTTTTTATGAAATGTATACAGCTAATGATGTGCTTTCTGATTTTAAGAAAGAAGCTGAAGAGGTTGTTGATGATGTTCCTTCTGTCCCTGAGAAAGGTGACCTGGATCTCAAAGAAGTACTAAAGAGCCAGTTTTTCTTTAGCTAAATTGCTACGGAAAAGTAACTAATACGAGGGGGAATTAATTATGGACGTTATCGCACTTAAGTATTTATTAATACAAATCTTAAGTGACCTCAATGAACCAATTCCAGTTGATTGGTGGGCTGAGGTGGCAGCTGAAGGTTACGACCTAAGCTTTTATAAAAACTAACAGGAGTAAAAATGCCGATTAATAAAACACCGCGTGGTAAATCGATGTGGGCAAAGGTTGTAGAACCTGACACAAAGTTTAATCCATTAGGAGACTACTCTATTGATCTGATTCTAAAAGAAGGTGATGAAGATACACAGGAGCTTTGCGCTGACTTGGAACGCATGGTTGAAGAGGAAAGAACAAAGGTAGCTGAAGAGAACCCAGCAAAGTTCAAGAAGATGCCTGAGGAAAAACCTCTGTCTGCACTGCCCTTTAGAGAAGTCGAAGATGAAGAGGGTAATGAGACAGGCGAGCTACGTTTTAAATTCAAAATGAAAGCAGCCTTTACCTCAAAGAATGGTGGAACTCATTCACAACGTCCGTTGGTTGTGGATTCAAAGGGTAAGCCAATCCTTAACATCGATGATAACAATGTTGTTGTTAACAAAGATTTCAAAGTAGGAAATGGAAGTGAGGTGGTAGTTCACTACGAGCCTTACCCATACTACATGAGCAGTACCAAAACTTGCGGCGTCTCACTACGTCTTAAAGCTGTTCAAGTAATGAAGTTACAAGAATACAGCACATATGATTTTGACGAGGAGGAGGGCTTTGAGTACGAGCAGAAACCTAAAGCAGCGGAAGTATCCGCAGGGCAAGAGGACTACGACTTTTAGGTCGCAGTTCGAATCCCGAGTTGCTCGTTCCTTGAAAAGGCAAGAAGTGAGTTACGCGTATGAGAAGTTAGATCTTCCATACACCGTGACTCGCAAATACAAGCCTGATTTCGTTCTCGAAAATGGGATCGTGATCGAATGCAAAGGGTATCTAGATTCAGCTGATCAACGAAAGATGAGAGCTATAAAAGAGCAATATCCAGATCTAGATATTCGCATGTTGTTTATGAAGTTAGATGGAAAGGTACAAGGATCCAAGATGACAAATATGCAGTGGTGCGAAAAGTATGACTTTCCTTTTGCACAGGAAAAAATCCCAAAGACATGGATAAATGAGCAAAAGAAACACAACGAACTTATTAGTGATTCATTGTTCAGCAACACCCCCGACGATGGAAGTAACTAAGCGAGACATTGATCAATGGCATAGGCAGCGTGGCTGGTTAAAGATTGGCTACCACTATGTCATTCAACGCAATGGAACCTTAGAGACAGGGCGAGAGGAAGATGCAGTAGGCGCACATGTGAAAGGACATAACCATACCTCAATTGGTATTTGTCTTATAGGCGGCGTCGATGCAGAAAATGTTGCTGAAAATAATTTTACTGATGAGCAATTTACAACACTGAATCAGTTGCTAACTGGTCTATCTAATAAATACCCAGACGCAGCAATTGTAGGACATACCGACTTAGATCCTAAGAAAGCATGTCCGAGTTTTAATGTGGAGAAATGGTGGAACAATCAACGGAATCAGAATTCATAGCGCATCAAGCGTGTGAAAAATGTGGTAGCAGTGACGCGTGTGCCGTCTACGATGACGGTCATAGTTATTGCTTTTCGTGTAATCAATTTAATAAATCCGACGAGGATGTGAACAAAATAGTTGAGTTTAAGCAACCTGCACAGACAGGTCTGATCTCAGGTATCCATAAGGCACTTCCTAATCGTGCTCTTACTTTAGAGAGCTCTCGTAAATGGAATTACCAAGTTGGAGAAATGAACGGACAGCCTGTTCAGATTGCAAACTACACAAACGATTCCGGTGATGTTGTTGCCCAGAAGATTCGCTTTCCAAATAAAGACTTTCGCTTTATCGGCGAAACAAAAAAAGTTCGTCTGTTTGGACAGAATCTTTGGAAGGATGGCGGCAAGAAAGTCATCATTACTGAAGGTGAGATTGATGCAATTTCACTTTCGCAGGTACAGAGCCACAAGTGGCCAGTTGTATCTGTCCCGAATGGTGCAGCAGGTGCTCCTAAAGCTATACGTAACAACCTTGAGTGGTTATTAAAGTTTGAGACTATTGTCTTTATGTTTGATAACGACGAAGTAGGTCGTGCTGCAGCTAAGGAGTCTGCTGCTCTATTACCACCTAAGAGAGCCAAGATCGCTACTTTAGAAATGAAGGACGCGAATGAAATGGTTGTTGCAGGCAAGACAAAAGAATTATTACAAGCTATGTGGGATGCCAAAACATTCCACCCCGATGGCATCGTAGCTGCTGCAGATCTGTGGGACAAACTTAAGGCTAGAAAAGTTATGAAAGCCTGGGAGTTTCCATTCCCTGGGATGAACCAGAAGTTACTAGGAATGCGCCGTGGTGAGATCACAACTATCACAGCAGGGAGCGGGGTTGGTAAATCTGCCTTCTGCAGAGAGATAGCCTACAAGCTTATGACTGAGGGAACCAAAGTTGGTTATATCGCCCTCGAGGAAGCAGACGATAGAACACTATTAGGTTTTATGGGGATCCATGCAAATGAGCCTCTCCATATGATGCCTGATATTGATATAGATAATTACAAAGATTCATTCGATGCAGTGAAAGATCAACTCTTTCTCTATGACCATTGGGGCTCAACTGAATCTGGAAACCTACTAGACAAAATTCGATTCCTCGTCCGAGGTTGTGAATGCGACGTCATCATCTTGGATCACCTTTCTATGGTGGTCTCAGGTATTTCAGCGGATGAAGAATCTGATGAACGCCGCTTAATTGATAACACCATGACTAAGTTACGCACGCTCACTGAAGAGCTGCAATGTGCAATGGTTTTGGTATCTCACTTAAGACGCCCCCAAGGTGATAAAGGTTATGAGAGAGGACAGGAGACCTCTTTAAATTCTCTAAGGGGTAGTGCAGCTATAGCTCAGTTATCTGATGCAGTAGTTGGACTAGAGCGTGACCAACAAGGTGAAGATCCTAATCTCACAACGGTTCGCGTATTGAAGAATCGTTATACAGGAGAAACAGGTGTCACAGGAACTGTCGCGTATAAAAGAGAAACTGGACGTTTGCGAGAAATTGCTGGTGGAAATCAGGGCGTATCTACGTTCGACTTCGCCGTCGGGCAAACTGACGGAGAGTTTTAACATCATCCCACTCGAGGATGGATCAGAAGACGGGATCATCTACACAGAAGAAGCACTAAGACAGGCTTATGTTGACTTTATGGAAAACATAAAGCTATTCAATTTAGAGCCTGAAGATACCCCAGTCACGATAGAAGAGTTCCGCATCATGTGGGAAGAATCATTATTACGTGACAAGGACAACATTAGCGACTTCGACCCTAACGAAGACGACCCCGATAAACCAAGAAAAATACATTAGTTACTCTAGCGGAGGACATATATGAGATTGATATTTGATATCGAAACAGACGGTATCGAAGCATCTAAAGTGCACTGTATTGTTGCAAAGGATGCTGACGATATAAGTATTTACCAATTTGCAAATGATCGCTTAGATGAAGGCGTTCAGTTCTTATTAGATGCAGATGAATTAATCGGTCATAACATTATGGGCTATGACTTACCTGTACTGGATCAGCTATATGGCTTTGACTACAAAGGTAAGATCACAGACACGTTAATAGTATCTAGATTGATTTTCTCTGATCTTAAAGAAAGAGACTTTGATCTCTATAGAGCAGGTAAGTTTGTAGCAAGAAATATCGGATCTCATAGTCTTAAAGCCTGGGGTATCAGACTTGGTGAATTAAAAGGCGACTTTGCTGAGCAGACAGACTGGTCTGAGTTCAGCCAGGAAATGCTTAACTATTGTACTCAGGACGTACAAGTTACTGACAAGCTTTATAAGAAGCTGCAAGAGGTTGAGTACAGCGAAGAAGCTATAGAACTAGAACATCAAATACATGCAGCATGCCTAGAGCAGACTGACAATGGATTCCCGTTTGATGTTGAGAAAGCAATGCTCCTTTATGCAGAGCTCAAGGACAAAGCTACAGCAATCGACAGACAATTACAGGAGAAGTTTGGCGGTTGGTGGGAATCAAAAGGTGTAACCACGCCGAAACAAAATAGGGGTATCACAATTCAAGATGCCCCTTACACCAAGATTAAGTGGGTTACGTTTAACCCTAATTCACGCCATCACATCTGTAAGAAATTAATTGAGATGGGATGGGAACCAAAAGAATTTACTAATAGCAATCAACCTAAGATCGATGAAAAGGTGCTTAACACCATAGATCTTCCAGAAGCTGCTCAACTAAAAGAATACCTATTGCTGCAAAAGCGTATAGGTCAGTTAGCTGAAGGAAAACAAGCTTGGCTCAAATTAGAAAAAGATGGCCTGATTCATGGACGTGTTACCACTATGGGAACAATCACATCCAGATGCAGTCATCAGAATCCTAATGTAGGACAAGTGCCATCTACTGGTGCACCTTATGGTCATGAATGCCGTGAACTATTTCATGCACCTAAAGGTTGGAAGTTATTAGGTATGGATATGTCTGGACTCGAGCTTCGATGTCTAGCTCACTTTACAGCTATATGGGATGACGGTGCTTATGCCAAGGCTCTCCTGGAAGGTGACATTCATACAGAAAATCAGTTAGCAGCAGGTTTACCTGATCGAGATCTAGCGAAACGCTTTATATATGCATTCCTCTACGGCGCCAGTGATTTGAAGATTGGTCAAGTCGTAGGTGGCTCTGCACAACAAGGAAAAAAGCTTCGTGAGAGATTTCTTGCTAAGACCCCGGCCATCAAGAACCTTCGAGAAGCAGTCGCGAAAAAGGTTAAGGACAAAGGATTCCTTACTGGGCTTGATGGGCGACTATTCCCAGTACGTTCTGCACACAGTGCGGTGAATGTATTACTACAGGGTACCGGGGCAATTCTTTGTAAAGCTTGGGTTGTTGAATACAACAAACAGCTTAAAGCAGCAGGTCTTCAAGATAAGTACAAACAAGTAGCGTTTGTGCACGATGAAGTACAACTTTTAGTGAAGGAGGGATATGACGAACAAATCGCAAAAATCGGAATCAAAGCAATCCAGGACACTGGAAAACGTTTCAAATTCAGACTACCACTTGACGGTGAATATAAAGTCGGAAGTAACTGGGCTGAAACCCACTAGGAAAAGATTCCTAGAAGATCGTACAAGAATGTACGTAGAAGGTAAGAGATACCGCGTCGGTAATTCAAAACATCCTTACCATGAAATCTACAAACTTGGTGGCTTTGCAGCCGTTTATAAAGCCATGGGCATCGTAGATAGATCTGAAGATCTCAAACAAACCAAGAAAGAATACGCAAAGCTTTATGAGAAATATAAAGGCGGCGACATCTATGTAATGTCTAACCCAGCTTGGGAAGGATGGTACAAGATTGGTATGGCAGCAAATGCCGATGACCGTTTAGCTTCTTATCAAACTAGCTCACCTTATCGTGATTTCAAAATTGAATACCGAGTGTTCACTAAGGATCGCTTGCGAGCTGAAAAGCGTGTTCATAAGAAGATTGGTAAACATCTAGAACGCAAGAATGAATGGTTCAAGGCTCCACTTGAATACGCTATTTCTTTGTGTAATTGGCTACGTTAAGGGATCTACTACGATGAAGAAACTATTAATTGATGGCGACATCATTCTATATCGAGCTACCTCTGCGGCTGAACAAGAATTCAACTTCGGCGGTGACCATTGGATGCTGTATTCAGACTTCAATCATATTCGTCCTGCTGTCGAGGACTATGTACATACATTAGTTAAGAACTCACAGATCGATGAGGTTGAGTTTGCATTCTCTGATATGAAGAACTTTAGAAAGGATATCAATCCTGAATATAAAGCTAATCGTATTGGTACACGTAAACCAATGGCATACCCAGCTGCTAAAGAATGGGTGCAGGAAAACTATAAAACACACATCTGGGAAAACCTAGAAGCTGACGATGTACTTGGGATCTTAGGATCTAAATCTGATGAGTATGTATTGGTATCAGCTGATAAGGATCTACAGACAATACCGACCACTTTGTATGACTACGAAAGTAAGGAATACATATCTATTGATAAACGCACTGCCAACCTTAACTGGTTAACCCAGACACTCACTGGGGATCCTACAGATAACTATAAAGGCTGTCCTAAGGTAGGCAAGGTAAGTGCGGCTAAGTTGTTATCAGGTATTAACTGCGACAAAGACTTCACAAAAGCTTGGGGTGTAGTCGTAGGTGCTTTTGAGAAAGCAGGCCTAACAACCAGTGACGCATTACTAAACGCACGTATGGCACGAATCCTTAGGGATGGTGACTACAACCTTAAAACAGGAGAGGTGAAGTTATGGCAGATGCAATAAACCCAACACATTACCAACAAGGAAACATTGAAGTGATTGATTTCATTTTGGATCAGAACATGGACTACCTAGAGGGAAACATCATTAAGTATGTCTCTCGCTACAAGTTCAAGAATGGTCTTGAGGATCTCAAGAAAGCTCAGTGGTATTTAACAAAATTAATTGAAGAGGAGGAATATGATCAAAGTTGATTATTCTCGAAACGAAGGTTTCACACCCCAAGCACTAGCCTTATTAACTGAATACTACTGCCGTCCAGGCGAAGATCCCCAAGACGCATTTGCAAGAGCAGCTCAAGCCTATTCATATGGCGATAAGAAGTTTGCACAACGTATATATGATTATGCTTCTAAACGTTGGTTCATGTTTGCATCACCAGTCTTATCAAACGCACCTCTTAAAGATGAGAAACCTAAAGGTCTACCTATTAGCTGTTTCTTAACTTATGTAGACGACACCTTAGATGGCCTTATCAATCACAACAATGAGGTCTCTTGGTTGTCTGTTAAAGGTGGTGGGGTAGGTGGTCATTGGAGCCGCGTACGTGGTGTATCAGATAAATCACCAGGTGCTATTCCTTTCCTTAAAGTGGTTGATTCGCAAATGACTGCTTACAAACAAGGTAAAACACGTAAAGGAAGTTATGCAGCTTATATAAACGTAAGTCATCCAGACATCGTTGAGTTCATGAACTTCAAGCTACCTACAGGAGGAGACGCTAATCGTAAGTGTTTTAATTTATTTAATGCGGTGAATATCACCGATGATTTTATGGAGGCTGTTTCACATGATACCGATTGGAACCTTGTATGCCCTCACACAGGAAAAGTTGAGGACACAGTCAAAGCTCGTGATCTTTGGCAAAGACTGTTGGAGACTCGTTTTAGAACTGGGTCACCTTATCTTAACTTTATCGATGAGGCTAATAGAAACCTTCCGCAATGCCAACGTGAAAAAGGTTTGGAGATCAAAGGTTCAAACCTCTGTAACGAAATCCACTTACCTACAAACGAGGAACGTACGGCGGTGTGCTGCCTTTCTTCGATTAACATCGAGAAATATGATGAATGGAAGGATACAGAACTAGTACGTGATCTCGTACGTCTTTTAGATAACGTACTGCAATTCTTCATCGATCACGCACCTGATGAAATTCAGAAGGCTAGATTCTCAGCTGAGCAAGAACGTGCACTAGGGCTAGGTGCTATGGGTTTCCATGGTTACCTACAGAAAGAAATGGTGCCTTGGGAGTCAGTACTTGCTAAATCTATTAATAATAAAATATTTAAAGAAATTAAAAATGAAGCTATTGAATCTACAAAACTACTTGCCGCCGAAAGGGGTGAAGCCCCTGACATGGTGGGTACAGGCCATCGCAACAGTCACCTTCTTGCCATTGCTCCTAATGCTAATAGCAGCATTATTTGTGGCTGTTCTCCTAGTATTGAGCCCCTTAAGTCTAATTGCTTTACTCATCGCACGAGGGCAGGAGCTCATCTCATCAAGAATCGATTCCTTGAATCTTTACTTGAGTCCTATGAGCAAAACACAAAAGAAAACTGGGACTCGATCTTAAATGCAGATGGGTCTGTACAACACCTAGATTTCCTTTCGGAATGGGAAAAGGATGTATTTAAAACTGCATTCGAAATTGACCAACACTGGATCGTAGATCATGCAGCCGATAGGCAGCACTACGTATGCCAAGGTCAAAGTGTAAACCTTTTCTTCCCAGCTGGTACTCACAAGTCTTACGTCAACTCAGTTCACTTACGAGCTTTCTATTCAAAGCTCAAGGGTTTGTATTACCTACGAACTAACTCAGGTAAGACTGTAGATAAGGTTGGAATGAAGGTAGAGAGGCATGCCCTTAAGGATGCTGAAGAATGTTTAGCGTGTCACGGATAGGAGGAATATGGACAAGGAAGCCATAGAAAAGGCGTTTACGCCACCAGACGTTTGCAGCATTTGTGGCTGTGATTATGACGATGAAGAGGGAGGAGTCCAAGGTCACTTTGGAATTTGCCCAGTTACTTTTTGCACATGGTGTCTGTCATCCATCGTAGACATGGTTGAACAGATGCATGATTTTGGAGATAGAGATGAAAACGAATAAATATCAAGTTAAAGATGTTCAGGTTGTACGCGCCCAAACCGGTAAAGGTAAGGATGCTGAAGTTGTTGAATATACAGAGCTATTAATTGTTGATGATAAAGGTAAAGAAATACCGATGCGATTTGGAGGTGCATATGCTAAGTAAGGATGATTTATATAACGCGATTGAATACGTAAAAGATAATAAGAAGTGGTTCATCATTGGAACCATTGTTGTCTTAGGTTTGTTGTTTGGGAAAGCTGAAGCTAATCCCTATGACTTTCCAGCTCCTAAGAGTCATATAACAATGGAAGTTCATAAGAACAATGCTGCTGACAGCGTAGAGGTATTCAGATGTAAGTCTGTCTATCTCTGTCACTTATATGTCAAAACACAAGAGCAGCGCGGTGCTACTCATTTCTGTAAGACCATCACTATAAAACGCAATGGACGTCCTATCTGGTTCAAGAGGTACAACTAGTGGACTCGTGGCGTGAGTTACAGAAAAACTCTTACATCTCTTGGGTTAAGAAATATGAGACTGAGAAGAGGAAACGAATCGAGATCGAGCAGAAATACAAAGCACTTACAGAAGCAGTTAAAGCAAATGCTCTTCAAGACTATTACTCGAAGCTCAAAGAAGGAGCAGAGCTAAATGGAGAAGAGTGGAATGAAGAACGTATGGACATCATAGGCCAGAACGGTAATGACGGATCTCATTACGGATGGATTGATAACAAAGAAGATAAATTTAAGGAGCAGGAAAATGGCGGCAACGAAGAAGACACCGACACCAACAACACCAAGCATTGATATAGATAAGCTGGGTCAAATTATTTTAACAGCAGCAATTTTAACAAAAGGTACTAACGTCGCGACTGCCGTAGAAAACGGTAAAGCCATCATGGAGATGATTGATGCTTCTAGAACCAAATAAAGTTTATAAACCTTTTGTTTATCCTTGGGCTATCGAGAGATCCATTGATCATGAAAAAATCCACTGGGGAGAATGGGAGGCAAAACTCCAGGATGATGTAAACCAGTGGAAGGGTAATGTATTAAGTAAACAAGAAAAGAATCACATTACTCAGATTCTACGTCTATTCACACAGACGGATGTAGCTGTAGGTACTAACTACCTAGAGTATTACATCCAGAAGTTTAAGAATAATGAAATACGTTCCATGCTCACGAGTTTCGCTAATCGTGAGTTTGTACACCAAAGAGCTTACTCGCTTCTTGTGGACACCTTAGGTTTCGATGAGAAGGAATACAGCACATTTTTAAATATCCCGCAGCTAGCAAACAAAGTGGAATTCATGGGTAATTGTGATGCCCATTCTCACTCATCTCTTGCTTTAGCGATTGCACGTTCTGTCTTTAACGAAGGTGTAAGTCTTTTCTCTGCATTTGCAATGCTTCTCAATTACCAACGATTCGGAAAGATGAAAGGTATGTGTGAAATTGTTGAATGGTCTATTCGTGATGAATCAACACATTGTGAAGGGATGGTTCAACTATTTAGGGAGTTTTGTAATGAGCATAATAAAATCGTTACTGATGATTTCAAGAAAGATATCTATCAAATGTTCCGTGATGGCATTGCACTGGAGGATAAAGTTATTGAGCATGCGTTTGCTATGGGCGGAATTGAAGGCATCACCAAAGAAGAAATAAAACAATATATTCGATACATAGCAGATCGTAGATTGATTCAACTTGGTCTTAAATCTAACTGGAAAGTTAAAGATAATCCTTTGTCCTGGTTAGATTGGATCATCAATGGTGACTCATTTAAAAACTTCTTTGAAGGAACAGTGACCGATTACAACGCAGCTGGAATGGTTGGCGATAATTGGGGCTGGGACTAATAAGGACGTTATCGGAACTTTTTATGAATAAAGTATTAGGAAAAAGGGGTAAACCACCTCTTTCTAAAGAATTAATTGATTATTTAAACAGTATGTATCCTGACGTATTACCTCGTCGCATGCCTATGACTATTGAAGAATTGGCACGTAAACAAGGTGAACGCAGCGTTGTGGATCATCTGATTGATATATACAACGAGGAAATTTGATATGTGCATGAGCAGACCAAGTCCTCCGCCACCAACTCCAAGACCAGCTCCAGCAGCTGCTCCGGCGGCAGACGTTAAACCATCCTTAGAATCAGGAGCAGAATCAGCAGCTCGTAAGAGACGCCGTATGTCATCTGGATCTAAGAAATTCCGCGTTAACCTTTCACTATCACCTGGCTCAGCAAACGTAGGCGGCTCAGGTCTTACAGGGTTAAACATTCCAAAAATTAGAGGATAAATCCTATGGAACAACTGAATAAGAATAGTTCAGTTGCTCATCGTTATGCCGAATTAGAAGCTCACAGGGAAACATATCTTACAAGGGCACGTGCATCAGCTAAGTTAACAATACCAATGCTGGTGCCTGAAAAAGGACACTCAGCTGACACTGTCTTTGATACACCTTTTCAATCAGTAGGAGCCCGAGGGGTTAACAACCTGGCTTCTAAATTACTACTAGCTTTACTCCCACCTAATAGTCCTTTCTTCCGTCTTACTATTGATGACGCCACTATGGCTGCATTAGGACAAGAAAAGGTCGGTGCTGTAGAAGCTGGTCTAGCCCAATTAGAGCGTCAAGCTATGTCTGAATTAGAGACATCAGCTGCACGTGTTCCAGTATATGAAGCACTAAGAAATCTTATTGTTACTGGTAACGCTCTTATGTATATCCCAAAAGATGGGAATATTCGTGTGTTCAGGCTAGATCGTTTTGTAGTGAAACGTGATGCGATGGGTAATGTACTAGAAGTTATTACCAAAGAAACAGTATCACCTAGATCACTCCCACAGACACACTTAGATGTCTTACAGGAAAAAGGTGAAGGTTTAGATAAAAGCTATGATCTCTATACTCGCTGCTGCTTGAAAGAGGGCAGATGGGATATCTACCAAGAAGTTGGTGGTGAAATTGTTGAGTCTACTAGAGGTGATCTACCTAAAGATAAGTCTCCATTTATTCCACTACGTTTCATTCGTATTGACGGTGAAGACTATGGTAGAGGCTACGTTGAAGAATTCTATGGTGACCTCTCATCATTGGAGGCACTCACCAGAGCAATTGTAGAAGGATCAGCAGCAAGTTCAAAAGTACTATTTATGGTTCGTCCAAATGGTACAACTAAAGTTAGTGCATTAGCTAAGGCTGACAATGGAGCATTTATCCAGGGTACAGCTGAAGATGTAAATGTATTACAGATGAATAAAGTTGGTGACTTCAGAGTTACACAACAGACTGCTGCAGAAATTACAGATCGTCTAGCATTTGCTTTCTTATTGAACTCATCAGTACAACGTGACGCTGAACGTGTCACTGCTGAAGAAGTCAGATTTATGGCACAAGAGTTAGAAAGTGCATTAGGCGGTGTTTACAGTATCTTGTCTCAAGAGCTGCAAATGCCAATGATTAAACTAATCATGAATCGCTTAGAGTCACAAGGCAAGCTGCCTAAGTTACCTAAGGATACTCTTAAGCCTTCAATCATTACTGGTCTTGAAGCTCTGGGTAGAGGACAAGATCTTAATAAACTAGCTACCTTCTTAAAGTTCTTACAACCACTAGGTGCCGATGTATTAGCTAAAGAGATGAACATTGACGATTACATTGATCGTTTAGGTGCATCACTTGGTATTGATACTCGTGGACTGATTAAGTCTATGGAACAGAAACAGATGGAAGCACAGCAAGCTGCTCAAGCTCAACAAGCTCAAATGATGCAAGAGGCAATATCTCAAATGGCTCAAAAGGCCACCCCTGCCGTTGCAAAAGGAGTTGTTGATCAGCAGATGCAACCTACTCAATAACACTAAGGGTTACTTCGGTAGCCCTTTTTAATTACAGGAAAACTATGGCCGATACTATTACATTAAACAGTGACGAGACTCCGCACGAGGAGACTCAAGAATATCAACAAGAAATGGTTGATAAAGCTGAGGCGTTAGACAACCCTCAGGAAGCTAAGCCTGATTGGCTGCCAGAGAAATTTGATTCTCCAGAAGATATGGCAAAGGCTTATGCAGAGTTGGAATCTAAACTAGGTTCTAACAACAATGAAGAAATTGAATCTCAGCAAGAACAACAAGAAGAAATCGAAGAGTTTCTAGATGAGCAAGGCATCGACTTTAATGCCTTATCCCAAGAATACTTTGAAACAGGTGGGCTATCTGATGAAGCCTACTCAGCTCTTGCAGAGGCAGGAATTCCACATTCAGTTGTGGATCAATACATCCAAGGGCAAGAAGCTCTAATGGGTGACATTCGTACTACCGCTTTTGATTCAGTCGGTGGCGAAAACCAGTATCAAGAAATGATGGAATGGGCAGCAAATAACCTCTCTGATGGGGAAATCGATGCTTATAACAACGCACTTGATACTACCAATATGGACTCGGCGTTATTAGCCATTCAAGGATTACACGCTCGATATCGTTCAGATGTAGGGGTACAACCCGACCTGTTCACCGGTGATACAACAGGTTCATCTGCTGGTGTCTACAACTCTGTCGCAGAATTGACACGAGATATGTCAGATCCGAGATACGAGAGTGATCCAGCGTTTCGGCAGATGGTTGCTAGGAAAGTTTCCCACAGCAACGTCATCTAACTCCTGTCCGGCGTAGCTTCGGTTACGCCACTTTATTAACAAACCATATTTACGAACAATTACCTTTGACCCTCTGCGGAGGATAATCTTAGAGAAAGGGAAGAAAGAAGGTTGTTATAGGCAATTTTTTTAATTTTATTTAAAGGTAAATAATATGGCACTTCCAAATTACGACCCATCACGTTTGGGTCAAATAAATGCTACAGGCGACGATCGTTCGTTGTTCCTGAAGCTGTATGCTGGTGAAGTATTAACTGCTTTCCAACATACTAACATTGCGATGCCTTTGCACCGCACACGTACAATTTCAAATGGTAAGAGCGCATCATTCCCTCTAACAGGTTATGCGGCTGCTGAATACCATACTCCAGGCACAATGATTGATCCTGGTAAAGTTAAGCATGGCGAGCGTATCGTTACTGTTGATGACTTACTAATCTCACCTACTTTCATCGCTAACATTGATGAAGCTATGAATCACTACGATGTTCGTGGTATCTACGCTAAAGAGTCTGGTGCTGCATTAGCACGTCAAGCTGACCGTAACATCTTCCGTATCGTTGCTAAAGCTGCGTCTATCGCGTCTAACGCTGCTGACGTTGGTTCTGGTCTAACATACGCTAACGTTGCTGCTAAAGCTGCTGCTCTACTTGGTTCTTCATTTGATGATGAAACTTACACAGATAACGTAACTATCGGTACTACAGCTGCTGATGCTACAGATCCAGCTAAAATTACAGCTGCTATCTACTCAGCATTAGAAGAGTTCACTAAGAAGAACGTACCTATGGAAAATGCGGTATGTGTGCTTCCGCCTGAGCAGTACTACGCTATGCTAAATGTATCTGATACTACTAAAGCGACTTGGTTAAACAGGGACGTTGGTGGTGCAGGTTCAGTATCTGGCGGCGTTGTACCTATGGTTGGTGGCGTCAAGATTATGATGTCTAACCACTTACCAACAACTAATCAATCATCAGCTCTGTCTGATAATGATGAGTCTCCAATCACTACATCACGTACTGGCGCTTATAAAGGCGACTTCTCTGATGTTCGTGGTCTTATCTTCACTCCTGATGCAGCAGCTACAGTTAAGCTTATGGATCTTGGTGTTGAGTCTGAGTACCAAATCGAACGTCAAGGTACATTGATGGTTTCAAAATACGCGATGGGTCACAACATCCTTCGCCCAGGTTGCGCTATCGCATTATTGTCTGCGTAACTAATTAAATCTAAGGGATCCTGTGTTTCGGCATGGGTTCCCTTTTTTTTCGAGGTAAATATGACTCCAACTACAAAACTAGAAGCAGTAAACATAATACTAAGCAGTATTGGTGAGTCGCCAGTCAACTCTTTGAATTCCGGCTTGGTAGACGCTGAGATGGCTGAAACTATTCTCGAATCAATCAGCCGTGATGTTCAGTCACAAGGCTGGCACTTCAATACAGAAATTAAAATGAAGGTCGTTCCAAACAATTCTAACGAGATCGTCCTTCCTAATGACTGCCTACGTGTAGATTTACACGGGTATTCACAATCAGATTATGTCCAAAGAGGAAAGAAACTTTATAACAAAACTAATCATACATTCACGATCACTGAAACTCTTGAAGTAGATATGGTTGTTCTTCTTCCTTTTGAAGACACTCCAGAAGCATTAAGACGCTACGTAACTGTTAAGGCAGCAAGAGTCTTCCAAGATCGAGCTGTGGGATCTGTAGAACTCCACGGTTTCCAAGAGAAAGATGAAATGTTGGCTTTAGTTGAGCTTAAAGATGCTGAATCAAATACAGGAGATTACTCAATATTTGATAACTACGATGTGTACAGAATCATCGATAGGAATATAACAACAACATTATAGAGGTGAGCAATGCCATTAATTTCAGAATCGATACCCAATCTCATTAATGGGGTATCACAGCAGCCACCTTCTTTACGTCTTAAAACACAAGCAGAGGTACAGGAAAATGGCTTATCAACTGTTGTTGATGGTTTAAAGAAAAGACCAGGAACTGTAAATGTTGGAAAGCTACTTAATTCTGGAACAGCAACTAACGCTTTTATACACACTATTCGTCGTGATGCTGATGAGCTTTATACACTGGTAATTACAAGTTCGAATATTTATGTGTTTGACCAAGATGGTGTTGCAAGAACTGTTACAGGATCTGCAACTTATTTAAGTGGATTGACAAACCCATCAAAAGAATTAACAGCAACATCAATTGCTGACTACACATTTATTGTAAATAAAAATACAACAGTACTTAAGGACACCACGACTTCTACAGTTCGTCCTGATGAAGCCCTTGTTTATTGTAAGCAAGGTGATTATGAAACAACTTATAATGTAACAATTTATTACAATGGAACATCTTATACAGCCTCATATACAACACAAGATTCATCTGTTGCATCAAATCAGGCTAGTGTTAAGACCGATAATATTTCTCAACAATTGCAGAATGCTTTAAACAGCAACTTACCTAGTTACTTCACAATTGTTGATTACGATTCAACTTTCTACATAAAGCGTACAGATGGTGGCACATTTAAAATTGGAGCTTCTGACTCACGCGGTGACACATTCTTATATGCATTCAAAGGACAAACTAAGGACTTCTTAGATCTACCTGATAAAGGTGAATTAGGTTTCACTATTATGATCAAAGGTCAGTCTGATGATGATGAAGATGACTACTATGTAGAATTACAAGATCCTACTAACTCAGGCCAATATGTGTGGAAAGAGGTAGTAGAGCCAGGTGCTGATATTCGTATCGACGCCTCCACAATGCCTCACCAATTAGTGAAGCAAACTAATGGTAGCTTTGTATTCCAAGAAGCACCTTGGGAGGATCGTGCAGCTGGTGATGACAACACAAATCCATTCCCTAGCTTTATAGATAATAAGCTGAATGACATCTTCCTACACAGGAATCGCTTAGGTTTCTTAAGTGATGAAAATGTCATCTTTAGTGAAGCAGGGGAGTACTATAACTTTTTCCAAAGAACGGTATTCTCATTACTAGACTCAGCTCGTATTGATGTAGCTGTATCTAATAACCAAGTATCGATTCTTAAGCACGCTGTGCCTTTCAATAAGTCACTACTGATCTTCTCAGATCTAACTCAGTTTAATTTACAAGCTCAAGACTTATTGACTCCAGCTAGTGTGTCTATTGACGTTGCTACTAACTTCGAGGCATCTCTTAGAACTAAACCAGCAACAGCAGGTAGATTCGTATTCTTCCCTACCCAAAGAGGTAAGTGGTCAGGTATACGTGAATACTTCATTGAGGATTCCACAGAATCTAATGCAAATGCTGTAGAGATCACTTCGCATATCCCAAGATATATTGAAGGTGAAGTTACCAAAATGGTGGCCTCATCTAATGAAGATACATTATTAATATTAACAGAAGATGATCCTCAAGCAGTTTATATCAATAGATATTATTGGACTGGTGAACAAAAGGTTCAGAACTCATGGAGCCGTTGGACGTTTGATGGTGATGTCTTAAATGTAGACTTTAACCAATCAGACATCTTTATTGTAATTGAAAGATCTGACGGTATTTATTTAGAAACAATCAACCTATCTCAAGATGTAGCTACAGCAATCACTGATGGTGGCTGGAGTTGTCATTTAGATAGGCGTGTAACATTAACATCCGGTGGTACTACTACCGTCCCATACACAGATAGCAATCTGACATATATCACTGATAAAGGTGACATTATTGCAGCAGCTGATGTGAGTGCTAAGTTAACAGCAGGACGTACAGTATTCGCTGGCATACCTTTTACATTTAGGTATGAATTTTCAGAGCTCGTAGTAAAAGAAGATAATGAGCCAATCACTATAGGTAGATTACAAGTTCGACGCATGGGTGTCGTATACAGTAACTCTGGTTATTTTAAAGCTGTAATCACCCCCACTAAACGTACTTCATCAGAAGTTGTCTTTACAGGTCGTCTAGTAGGTGCAAGTACCAACTTACTTGGTAAAGTTCCTCTAGCTACAGGTACATTTAAACTTCCAGTACTAGCTAAGGCTAGTGAAGTAAAAATCGAATTAGTTAGTGATTCCCATCTACCTTGTCAATTCCAATCAGCGGAATGGGAAGGGTATTTCGTACTACGCTCGAAAAGGAGATAACAGATGGCATATTTTCGTGCGGCTAAAAAAGAAGATGTTGATTTACTTGCTTCTCAGATCCGCACGGGAGATGTCAAAGAACTCTGGCATTCACACGGCATGGAGCCTAAGGAAGCACTAGACATCTCATTTAGCGACTCAGTTGAGGTGTTTACTATCATCTATGACGAACAGCCTATAGGCATGTTTGGCTATGGAGAGATTGATGAAAACATTGGTGTCCCTTGGTTATTAGCCTCAGACAAGCTTCCTGAGATTGCTAGAGAATTCCTAAGAGGATCTAAAGAATGGATAGAGGATGTACTCACTAAAAAGTACATGCTTTTTAATTATGTCCATGCAGATAACAAAGAAGCTATTAGATGGTTGGAATGGTTAGGTTTTAAATTTTTAAGACGAATAGAGAACTTCGGTAAGAACCCAGCTCCATTCCTAGAATTTGTAATTATTCGAGAGGATTAATATGTGCGATTTAGCAACAGTGCTGACTGTAGCCAGCGGTGTGATGGAACACAACGCTCAGGTTAAAGCAGCTAATGCTCAGAATGAGCGATATAAAGAAAATGCACGTAATGCTCGTATAGCTCGAGATGATGAGAATCGTGCAGTTAATCGACGTCTAGACCAAGAAGCTGATGCAGCTAACGCGGAGAAGATGAAAGAAGATCTCGAGTCTTTAAAGAAACAAGGTACAGCTAGGACTGCCGCAGGTGAGTCTAATGTTTCTGGTGGATCAGTGAGTGCGCTCCTGAGAGATATCCAGAGAACTGGAGCTGTCGAGCAAAACACAATTGACCGTAACTTTGACATGGTGAAACAACAGTCTTTGGATCAAAAGGCAGGTATCCAGTCTAGTTATAAAAATAGAGTAAATAGTGTTCAAAAAGGTTATGCACCTTCTATTGGACAGTCATTAGGCAAGATTGGTGTTGGAGTTGGTACTAACTTCGCTAGCACCCACACTACATTATCAGCTGGCCAGAAGAACTGGGGTTACAAAGATACAGCTAAGAAGATGTGGAGTTCTTGGTAATTAATTAAGGAGACATATGGCTAAGCGAGTACAAGTCGATAGGACGAGTCCTACCCGTCAGTTACGCCCTACAGCCTCTCCCGTCTCTACCTATGTTGTTCCTGAATACGTAGACCCACGTGTTGGTAAGGAAGCAGAGGCTCTTTCAAAACTCTTTGGTGGTGCAGCTGAGGCTGCGACGAGTTTGAGAAATACAGAATGGGAACAAGAAAGTAGTAGGGATGCAGTTAAATCACGAGCAGACTTTGCTCTATTCAAAAACGATATATCAGCAGAAGCTCTACGTTTAAAACCAAATGAAGTAGA